TATAAATTTTTCTTTATATTTATATTATCACAGACGTGATTACTTGTCAACAAAATTTTAGAAAAACAAAAAAATGTGTTGACAAAAAAGAACTTGTGTGTTAATATAAATACAGTGATTTAAAATCACTGGAAAGGTGGTGAATTGTAATGACAGATACGCTTGAACTGGAATTAGCTATAAAACGCGCCAGAAAGACTAAACGTGAATATGCAAATTATTTAGGCATATCTGAAATGGCATTGTATAATAAAATACATAATACAGCCGAATTTAAAGGGAGTGAAATAGCTAAATCCGAAGTGTTTTTAAATTTAAGTCCAAGTTTAACTAAAAAAATTTTTTTGTCGGCTACGTGATTTGAAATCACACAACTATAAGTCATTAAACAGAAAGGAAAAAGAAGTATGGAAGAATTAAAGGTATTTGAAAATGCAGAGTTCGGCTCTGTAAGAACAACAACAGTAAACGGAGAGATTATGTTTGTCGGTAAGGATGTAGCGGAAATCCTCGGATACAGCAATCCAAGAAAGGCTATTATAGACCATATTGATGAAGAAGATAAGGGGGTAACGAAATGTGACACCCTTGGAGGAAAACAAGATTTGACAATGATTAATGAATCAGGTCTTTACAGCCTTATTCTATCAAGCAAAATGCCGAATGCGAAGAAGTTTAAGCATTGGGTTACGGCTGATGTATTACCGGCGATACGCAAAACGGGAATGTATGCAACCGACGAATTGTTGGATAATCCCGATTTAGCTATACAAGCGTTTACGGCATTAAAATTGGAGCGAGAGAAAAATAAGAAACTAAACACCACTGTTAAAGTTCAAGAACAGCAGATTATGGAACTTCAACCAAAGGCATCATATTATGATTTAGTTTTAAATTGTCCCGATTTATTATCTGTCACTGTAATAGCAAAGGATTACGGTAAGTCGGCAAAATGGTTAAACAATTTCTTAAAAGAACACAAGATACAGTTTAAGCAAGGCGGGATATGGCTATTGTATAAGGAATATGCTGAAAAAGGCTACACAAGTACAAAGACGCATACTGTAAACGGAAATGACGGCAAGCAACATTCTAAAGTAAATACATATTGGACACAAAAAGGCAGATTATTTATTTATGCATTGTTAAAGAACGAGGGTATACTTCCGATAATGGAACAGGAGCAGATTGCTTAATACAAAGTAATAGGACAAAAAATGAAATACATAGATTAAAGCAGGAGGTGGAGATTATGGAGGCGGAAAAGACCAAAAAGGCAAGAAAGCCGAGAAAGCAACCTAAAGTACACGTTGAAGTGGTAGGCAGTTGGCAAGACAGACCTGCTTATGAGCGTTTTCAGCATTGGAAGCCTCATATAGAAAATATGTATCATATGCTTGGGTATGGTGACGTAACGGTTGAGCCGTCGCAGGAGATGATTGACGAGTACAATGCTATTCAAGCAAACAAAGAAAAAGGAGCTTAATGCTCCGATGATAGGACAAGCTCACAGGATAAAGAGAGGTAAAACAAATGAACACAATAGGAATTGCACTGATAAGTTTCGGTGTGGGGTTAATTATCAGTTTAAAGCTGATGAAAGAGGCTGAAAACGAAACGCAAGCACAAAAACTATTTAGAGCAATATATCAACCATTTGACAGTTATGACGCATTACTAAAATATTGTTCAATGTATGACGAAAGGTCATTTAAAAATACAATAATGTACAAAAGCAATGATAATCTTGGAGCAGGTTGTCACTGCAAAATCAGCATAAAAAAAGAGACCGTATGAGGTGCAACTCGAAACGGTCAAAACTTAAATACAGATTTAATTATCTGTGTTTGTATTTTAACACATAGAAAGGAAAATGTCAAATGAACATATACGAAATAGACAATGCAATGTTTTCTTTAATTGACGAAGAAACAGGCGAAATAAAGGATTATGAGGCATTTGAAGAACTACAAATGCAAAAGGAAGAAAAAATCGAAAATACAGCGTTATGGTATAAAAATCTTGTAGCCGAGAGCAAAGCTATAAGAGAAGAAGAAAAAGCACTTGCGGAACGTCGTAAGTCGTTGGAAAACAAGGCTGAACAATTAAAGGACTATGTAAACCAAGCATTGCAAGGCAATAAGTTCAGTACATCAAAAGTGGCGATAAGCTACAGAAAATCAACAGCAGTAGAAGTTGATGACGAATTTATCGACTATGCAATAAAGAGTAACAGTGACTTACTGACATATAAGCAACCGGAGCCAAACAAAGCGGTCATTAAGGGAATGTTGCAGGGCGGTTTTGATATTCCGCATGCAGAGTTAGTCGAAAGAAATAATATGAGCATAAAATAAGGAGTGATACATATGGGAATACCTGTTTTAATTATGGGTGAAAGCGGTAGCGGAAAAAGCGCAAGTATGAGAAATTTTGACGCAGATGATTTGGTAATATTTAATGTGGCAAGTAAACCACTTCCGTTCCGCAAGAAGTTAAATTCAATCAAAAAGGCTACATACAATGTTATTGCCAAAGAATTAAGTAAAAAGCAGTATAAGCGATACGTTATAGACGACAGTCAATATCTGTTGGCGTTCGATTCGTTCAATCGTGCAAAAGAAACAGGCTATGCGAAGTTTACCGATATGGCGGTACGTTTTCAGAAGATGATTACATTCATCATTGAGGGATTGCCCGATGATACAATCGTATATTTTTTGCACCATTGCGAGCAGACCGAAAACGGTAAAATTAAAGCGAAAACAATCGGTAAAATGTTGGACAATCAGTTGACCGTTGAGGGACTGTTTTCAATCGTTTTGCTATGTCAAGCTGACGGTCAAAGTCATAGTTTCATAACGCAATCAGACGGACATACAACGTGTAAATCGCCTATGGATATGTTTGATTTAGAGATTGACAACGATTTGAAAGCTGTTGACGAAATAATAAGAGAATATTACGGAATGAATGAGGAGGATAAAAATAATGAATAAAATACAAGGATATGACGAGGCACAATCGTACACAGGTGAGAGCAGAGCATTGCCGGCAGGCAAATATATCTGCGAAATCAAGGGTGCAAAAGAGGTTGAAACCAAAAACGGTAAGAAACAGTTGGTATTGCAACTGGATATTGCAGAGGGCGAATACAAGGATTTTTATAGCGACCAATTTTCAAAAACTATTAAAGAAAAGGGAACGGCGGCAAAGTGGAACAACGGAGGACTTTTCAGACAAGGATACGAGGGTAAACAATTACCGTTTTTTAAAGGTATGATTACTTGTATTGAAGAAAGTAATGAGGGCTATGAATGGAATTGGGACGAAAAAACGCTTAAGGGTAAGAAAATCGGTGTATTGTTCGGACGTGAACAATACATGATGAACGATCAAAAAAAATGGGCGACTAAGGCAAGAGCGGTAAGAAGTATTAAGGGATTGGAAATGTCTGAAATTCCACAGGATAAGCTACTTGACGGAAGTACGTCGGGATTTGATACAAGTGGATTTGATGATGAGGACGAATCGGAAGAAGATTTGCCGTTTTAATATAGATTAAGGAATGGGTGCTATGGAGAATGAAAACAGAATAACGATACCCGATTTCAGTAAAGACGATTTTTTAATATCATCAAAACCGTTTCAATGGATAATAGACCAAGCTGACGGCAACGAGTTTATCAAATGTCAGCTTGTGGCACAAATGGCGGACAAAGCGAAAGAACTTGATGTATCAAACTTTCGGACGCAGTTCAAAAACTACGTCAGAGCGCAAAAGGGTCAAAGCATTGTTTACGGCAATGTAATGGAGTTCAGCGGTACGGCGATAATGTGGGACACAGGCGAATGGATTGCAACTGATGACGGAGTGTATAGGTTTAAAGGGCAGTTTAGTGAAAAAGTGACGGCGTGTCCACACCCGATATTTATGATAACAAGATATTCAAATGTAGATACTGATGTTGAAAGTGTGCAACTTGTTTACGGCAGACCGGGACGAAATTATAAAACTAAAATCGTCCCACGTTCTGACCTTGCAAGTGCGAATAAAATCGTAAAATTAGCTGAATACGGTGTCGGTGTAACATCGGAAAACGCAAAGGCACTTGTACAGTTTTTAAGTGATTTTGAAAGTATAAATTACGACAAAATAATCGAAAAGAAATCGTGCG